TCTTACACCTTGATGACTGTTATCAAGAATATAGATACTTACACTCTCCCTCAAGAATTCATTAACGTAAGATCGTTGTTTAGAAGAACAGTTGGTTTAGAAACTGGTCCTTCTTCTACTTCATTTGATCCCTTCTCAAGTGCTATCTTGAATACTTATTTGTTAAACTATAACTATACAGGTGGTATGGCTACATATGATTTCTATGCTGGGTATGTTGAATTAGCTGCACGTATGTTTGGTGGTTATGTAACATACACCTTTGATCCTGTTACTAAAGTATTGCGTGTTGTTAGAGATTTTAAAGGAACCGGAGAGCGTATTCTAGTTTGGGCTGATGTTCAAAAACCAGAAACTACGTTATTACAAGATCCATACTCGGGTGTTTGGATTGGTGACTTTATGCTTGGTAACTTAAAAGTGATCATTGGTGAAGCCAGAGAAAAATTCAGTAGTATTGCTGGTCCAGGTGGCGGTACTTCTTTAAACGGTACTGCTATGAAGAATGAAGGCAAAGAAGCAATGGCAAACTGTATAGATGAACTCAAGCGTTATGTAGATGGTTCCGAACCCTTAACATGGATCCAAGGGTAATAACTCGGCTACCTAACTGTTTGACATTTGTTCGTTACTACGCTAATATAGAAATATGAAAATAATATCAATCGCAGGTTTAATCGGTAGCGGCAAAGATACAATTGCCGACTACCTCATCAACAGCTATAACTTTACTAGAATGAGCTATGCATCTTCATTGAAAGATGCAGTAGCCGCGATCTTTCATTGGGATCGTCACATGCTAGAAGGTTCCACTAAAGAAAGTAGAGAGATACGTGAGCAAGTAGATCAATGGTGGGCTACTAGGTTAGGAATTTCTAATTTATCTCCTCGTTGGGTTTTGCAAAACTTTGGCACAGATGTTTGTAGGAAAGCATTTCATGATGACATATGGATTGCTTCACTTGAAAAGAGTTTATCAGAGGCTAGCTCTGATGTTGTGATTTCAGATTGCAGATTTCCCAACGAACTCAAGTCATTAAAGAATCTTGGTGCAACTACTCTTAGGGCAGAGCGCGGTGAAAGACCTTATTGGTATTATGATGCGTTGTCAGTAAATGTATCCTATATTGTTAATGAGTCACAAAGAGAAGTATCCCGTCAAAGACTATCACAATGGGGAATACATCCCAGTGAATACAGTGGTGTTGGTCTTGAGTATGATCATGTTGTTGAGAACAATGGAACTTTGGAAGACCTTTACTCGAAAGTTGATTCAATAATCAACCTGTAAATCTCCGCGTTTCCAGTTTACTTCTTTACGTTTTACGATTTCCACGCAGTTGAGACAAATTGTCCGAAAATTGGTCAAGGCTGTGTTGGTTAAATTACCATCAATATGAAAGACTGTCATTTGTGATGGGTACATACTTTTGAACCCACACGAATCGCATATTGATTTCTTTTTATAACCGCTCTTTTCCCATCCTGCTACTCTAGGTTTCTTTTTTGTTTTAGTTCTACCACAGGGGTCGCATGAACTTCTGTAGTGTTTGACCCCGTTTTTTATATAATTTATTGCTCTGAAGTTTTTGTTACAGTGTTGACAAATAGGTCTGTGGTTGCTCATATGGTATTTAGACCGTAATGACCTTCGAAGGCACTAAAACTAGTCTTTTTTTGAAGAGTCTGCTAAATACTATTACTAAACTAGGTTTTAAAACCTAGTTATTTTTAAAAGGAAGCAATAACATGGCACTAGTATCACCTGGCGTAGAAGTTACAATTGTAGACCAATCACAATATCTTCCGGCGCCCACAAATTCAATTCCGTTCATTCTGCTTGCAACAGCGCAGAACAAAGCTAACCCAACTGGTACAGGAGTGGCGGCTGCTACTACTGCTGCGAATGCTAACAAGTTATTCCTAGTAACTAGCCAGCGTGATTTAGTAACTCTATACGGAAATCCATTCTTCTATACAACGACAGATGGTACTCCTATTCAGGGTTATGAACTTAACGAATACGGGTTGCTTGCTGCTTATTCAGCACTTGGTGTAACTAATCAAGTTTATTGCTTACGTGCAGACATTGACTTAGCCGCATTAGTTGGCTCAGTAGGTCGTCCTTCAAGTGATCCCGATGACGGCACTTGGTGGTTAGATTCTACTACATCTACTTGGGGTATTTTCGAGTGGAATGCTGCTACGCAGTCTTTCGCTATACAGTCTCCAATTGTTATTACTGACGATACTGACATGTCTGGCAACTTACCTGCTTCTACGGTAGGTGCTGTTGGTGATTACGCAGTATATGCTAACGTAAATGCAGATGGTATCCCCGGTGTCCCCACAGCAGCAAGTTCAAAAGAATTTTTCTATAAGTCTGCTGGGAACGGATGGGTTTCAATTGGATCAGCAGGTGCTTCAGGCTGGTTGAGCGAAGTTCCTACTATGGTAGGTAATGCAAGTTATCCTGCGTTAACAACACCTAGCAGCTTTGACATTACTATAGGTAATGATGAGACTGGTGATATTCAAACTGCAACTATCACATCAGCTAATGCAAACATTAGCTCAGTTGTTGCTAGTATTAATTCTCTCAACTGGTCAGTACTTTCAGCGACTACATCCACTGCCGGTAGACTACAAATTTTCTCTAAGCAGCTAGGTGATGAGCATTCACCTGCATATATCACAATTTCACCAAACGGTGATAACTTGGCAGTAGAATTAGGTCTTACTTCTTCTAATAGTGCTAACGTACAAATGTATCAGCCAACTGTAGCATATGGTACTTCTGCTCAGGCTCCTCTCTGGCAATCAACTGGTACACAGCCAAGACCAACTGGTTCAATTTGGATGAAAGTGGGTTCTGCAGGTAACGGCATCAGTCCAGTAATGTCACAGTTCAGCACACAAACCGGTACTTGGATTGCAAAAACTGTTAACATGGCTACAAGTGATTGGTCTGTAACTTCTGCTCTGGATGCTTCAGGTGGTAAAGCAATTCCGCAAAATACTGTATATGCACAGTATGGTTTCTTCAATGGTTTCAATGACGGTGATCCTAACTTCTCAGCATCATACAATCAAGGTCCTGTATACTTCTATGAAAGAATTGCAACAGGTCCAACTGTAGTTACTGGTATTGAAACTAATGCAAACGTTATTTGCCCAGCAGGTAACGTATATGTTCAAACTTCAATTCCAGGAAGCAACACACTGTCTTCAATATACACTGTACAAGTAAGTGCTAACGCAAACGTTGACACATTTGTAACCAACTGGCAGGCTGCAGGTATTCCTAATACTACTGCAACTAAGACTACTAGCAATGCCGTACAGATTACTCATACATCAGGTGGTGAGATATTACTCTCTGATTATGAATCAGGCAACTCATTCGGTATCTTAACTGAAATTGGATTAGTTCCAATTACTACAGCAGGTTGCAAATACGGCCCATCCGAAGTGTTTACTTTCCAAGTAACAGATTCTGGTAACTGCGAAGTAGAAATTACTACTGCATATGGCAATTATTATATAGGTAATATTCTTAACGGCGGCGCAAATTATACAGCAAATACTTCTATCACATTCGCCGGAACTATATTCGGTGGCGCAACACCTGCTAATGACTTAGAATTATACGTTGCTGAGGTGTCAGGTAACGCAGTGACCTCATTGAGATACGAATCAGGTGTAGCTGAATATGCGTACACTACTTTGTTAAGTAACTGGTACCCATTTGAATACACTGTTAACGAGATAGCTCCAGTTGAGTCACCGGTAACTGGTACAAACTGGTTCTATAGCACTGTAAGCCAAGTAGACATTATGGTTAATACTACTGGCGGATGGGTAGGCTATCAGAACATTGGTTATGACTTTAATGGATTCCCTCAGGCATCAATCACTAATGCAACTGATCCTAATGGTCCAATCATTAGTGCAAGTGAACCTACGATACAATCAGAAGGCGATCCTTTAGCATATGGTGATTTGTGGATCGATACTTCTGATCTTGAAAATTACCCAGTAATCTCGCGTTGGCAGTCAGTTAACGGCGAAGACAAGTGGGTATTAATCAACAATGCTGACCAAGTTGATTCAAATGGCATTGTGTTCGCAGATGCACGTTGGGCTACTTCAGGAACAGTGAATCCTATCACTGATGCTATCCCATCGATTACTTCACTATTAGTTAGTAATTATTTGGATCTTGATGCTCCGGCAACAGCACTATACCCAACTGGTATGCTACTGTTCAACACTCGTCGTTCAGGATACAACGTCAAGCAGTATGTAGTTAACTACTTCAACTCAACTGACTTCCCAGATCAAACACTCCCTACAGTGAAGAATGCTTGGGTTTCAGATTCAGGATTGCAGTTCAACGGAGCACCGTATATGGGCCGTAAGGCACAACGTGCAGTAGTTGTACAAGCACTAAGAGCATCAATTGATACTAACCTGAACATTCGTGACGAAGATAACTTCTTTAACTTGATAGCTTGCCCTAACTATCCAGAATTGCAGCCTAACATGGTTGTACTGAATAGTGATCGTGGTGAAACTGGTTACATATTGGGTGATACTCCTCTGAGACTCCCAGACCAAGCTACTGCTATTCAAGCTTGGGCTACTAACGCAGCCGGAGCAGAAGCAACAGGCGAAGCAGGTTGTGTAACTCGCAACACTTATCTTGGCTTGTTCTATCCTTCAGGACTTGCACCCGACTTAGCTGGTAACTTAGTAGCAGTCCCCCCGTCACATATGATGCTGAGAACATTCTTACGGAATGATACTGTCGCTTTCCCTTGGTTCGCGGCTGCAGGTACTCGTCGTGGTATCATCGATAATGCAACTAACATTGGTTATCTTGATGCAACAACAGGTGAGTTCATCACTACTAAGACTAGAATTGGAATAAGAGATGTTCTGTATACTAACTTCATTAACCCACTTGTGTTCTTCACAGGCAATGGCTTACTGAACTATGGTAACAAAACAAGCTTTAATTCACAAAGCGCACTAGACAGAACTAACGTTGCTCGACTGATCGCGTACATTCGTCGTCAGCTTACAATTTCTGCTCGTCCGTTCGTATTCGAACCAAATGATGCAATCACTAGAGCGCAGATCGCAGGTGTGGTAGAGTCACTCATGGTTGATCTTGTAGCGAAGCGTGGTATTTACGACTACCTCGTAGTATGCGATGAGTCAAATAATACCCCAGCGCGAATTGATCGTAATGAATTGTGGATCGATGTAGCAATTGAGCCAGTGAAAGCAGCAGAATTTATCTACATCCCAGTAAGAATTCTGAACACTGGAGAGTTATCTGGGGCTTAATAGTTACTGCAAGTAGTAATGAAAACGGGGCGTTAAGCCCCGTTTTTATTTGTCCATATCCATTTAGTGCTTCCACAATCCCATATACGTTTAAACCCCTCATTAGATCGTAGTTGCATTTCTGAAATATCTTTTCTGTCGGTACTTGTTTTACGTAAATTAAACCTATGAATTCTAGCAATTGAATTTGGTATCATATACCAATAATTAGGCTTAGTTTCTTGTTTGAATTCAAACCCCATAGTTTTATATAGATTTCCATCACTCCACCTATTATCTGAATAAGATATAACCTGTGAAGGAGAATGCGTTTTTATAAAATATTTGAACAATCTACTAGCAGCTCCTACTACATTGGTGTTTAACTTACTACAAAATCTGTTTATTTCCCAATCAATAATTTTCCTAGATAAGTTATTTTTGCTGAATGTCATAAGCGAAACTAGTTCCGTGTTATAGTATAGTCCGTATCTGATATTGCTACGTCCTTTTCCTTGAATATGATTTTCTTCGCAAAATAAACTCGCATCTTTTGACTCGACAGGTAGTATTTGACATTTTCTAGCATATATTACATGTTGAGTTTGTTTTAAAATATTACTGATTCTACTTTTTACTATTTCTTTTTTATTGATCCACTCGTCTTCAAAAATAGCAATATATCGTATACCCACCTCTTGTGCTTTCTTTCTTTTAAGATAATCTGAAATTTTAGATTTACCATTGTATACAAGAACATCTTCGCTATGCCAATACAACCCATTATATTCTATCGCAATCTTTTGTTTTGGTAAATAGATGTCTATTTCTCCCCTACCAATTATTTGTCTGACGTTGGGTTGTGTAGTGGGTTCCATACTAAGTATGAAATTAAATAATTCAATTTCACCTTCGCTACGTGTTTGATGTTTACGAGGAAAGCATGTAGGACAGCATTCTAAATTTAACTTTGACTCAGTGAAATACTGTTTAGTAAGAGTAAATGTCTCTCGACAAGTCATGCATAAAAGTGTTAGGTATTGCTGATTAAATGCAGTTACTTTGCAGTTAGCCTTAGTTGCATTTTCCAATATCTTGATTTTAGATTCGTGACTTCGTTTTGCATTAGAAGCATTTCGTATTTCAATTAATTTTTGTTTAGTGTCATCAGTATGCTTTTTCCCTCGCATATTTTTACCAAAGTCATAACCATTTTTGTTTTTAGTCTGTATTGCTTTTTTTGCTCGGTCAACGATTTCATCTTTATGAGTTGATGCATAATGTGTAATGGATTCAGATATCTTTTTTCTTGTATCTAATGAGGGTATGTGGGTTGTCCTGATCAATTCACCGGTTTTATATTTTTCTTCTCGGTGTGCTATAGCATTAATCATTCGTTCGGTAGGAGAATATGTTTGTCCTTTATTCCACGGCTCTGATCCTTTTTTAAAAGCAGACATTTGTTCCTTTTTTGAATTATCCCATTTTTTATTGAAATTGGGATTATTCTCTCCTGATCGTGAATCTGTTAGAAACTGTTTGTAAAGAGAACACGTAAGCGAATTGTCACCGTACAATCTTTTGTATTCTAAAGTATCGGTATTGTGTGTTTTCAGATGAGAATTAGTGATTTGCTTTTCAAATTCTTTTAAACATATTTGACATGTGATAGACATTAGATAGATGTTCCCCTTAAAGCCGTCAAAGTTATTTATGCATTAATTATAGGAATAAAGAAAAAATTGAATAGCTAAGATAAATAAAGATATATGCTGTAAAGCGAAAAAGGAGACTTAAAATGGCAACAGCCTCACAATCACTATTTAATATGACAGTAGCCTCAGACAATGCTGGCGGTAACCAGGGCTTGCTTATGCCAAAGCTCCAGTATCGCTTCAGAGTTAACTTTCTTAACTTTGGCGTTGACGCAGGTGGCGGTCTAAGCTTAACAAAGCAAGTTATTGATTGCTCAAGACCTAACTTAACTTTTGCTGAAATTACATTACCCGTATACAACTCAACACTGTATTTGGCAGGAAAGTATTCATGGCAGACTCTATCTGTTAACGTAAGAGATGATGCAGGCGGTACTGTAGCAAGAGCAGTTGGTCAGCAACTACAGAAGCAAATGGACTTTGTTGAACAAGCTTCTGCTGCTACTGGTCAAGACTATAAGTTCCAAACTAATATCGAAATACTTGATGGTGGTAATGGTGCTAATGCTCCGCAAGTTCTTGAGGCTTGGGAAGTATACGGTTGCTTCTTATCAGCAGCTAACTATAACACATTAAACTATGCAACAAGCGAGCCGGTTACAATTGCATTGACTATTCGCTTCGACAACGCGATTCAATCTCCAATTGGCTCTGGTGTTGGTGCAGATGTTGGAAGAATTCTAAGCGGAACAAGCGTTACTGGTATCGGCGGCGTGACCTAATAGATAATATATGGGTTTCTTTCAGAATCTCCTACAAGACGCTGCCGGAACCGCTTTCGGCAGCGACTACTTGCGTGATTACGCTCACGCAAGTAAAACCTTTAGAACTAATCTTTATGAGAAAGCTCCTAAATTTAAGTTCTTATTCCATACCGAGTTTGCTATTAACCCCGCTCTCGGGATAGCTAATCCAAACTTTGGTGTGTTAGTTCGTGATATTAAGCTACCTTCGTTTAAAATAGATACAAAAGAGTTCAATCAATACAACAGAAAAAGAATTATCCAATCAAAAATTAAGTATGATCCTATTAGTATTACGTTTCACGATGATAATAGCAACCTGATCAATAAATTGTGGGTAGCGTATTATACTTACTACTACAAAGATGGTGCCAATCCTAGTGTTGTATTCTCCGGGGCCAGGGGAAAACAAAAAGAAGAAGTACAGTTTACTGGGAATTTTGCCGGTAATAATTCTAATAGCGGTCTAATTGATACGAATAATAATTTAACATCATACAATGACAGAACACAATATGCTACACCTGATGATTTTAGACAATCAAGTAATTGGGGTTATTATGGTGAAGCATCTGTTACTAGTCAGAACCCCTCAATTAAGGTTCCGTTTTTTAAGAACATAACAGTATTTGGTTTTTTCCAACATAACTTTACTGCATACACTCTTATCAATCCAATGATAACAAGTTTCTCTCATGACACTTACAGCTATGATGAGGGTAATGGTACTATGAAAAATACCATGACTATTGATTATGAAACAGTAGTTTATAATCAAGGTGCAATTGATGGAAGAGACCCTTCAAATATAATTGCTACGTTTGGTAATCAAACTGATTATGACAGAACATTAAGTCCAATCGCAAAACCAGGATCTAATGGTACTATATTAGGTAAAGGTGGATTAATTGATTCAGTGGGCGGAGCTATTGAACTATTAGGAAGTGGGAACCCAATTGGTGCTATTATTACTGCAGGCACTGCGTATCAAACAGCAAAAAGAATTGATTTAAAAGAAACAGCAAAAATTGAATTAGAAACTATGTTAAGAAACGCTGCACTAAATACTCCTAATACTAGAAATGTACAATTCGATTTCCCTGGCGCATTTACTAGTCCGGGACCAGCAGGATTGGCAGGTTCCCCGCCGATCTACGCACAACAGGGTCCTGCAAATGTTAATCGTGAGGGAACAGCAGGAACACAAGTAAGTGGTTAAATTATGCCAAATGTAATAGATAATAGAAACACACTAGAAAGAACAGTAAAAATATTCGATGCCTTTTACGCAATTGATCTTCAAGTAAATGCAGACCAATATGATTTAGTTTATGGATATTTTACCTCAGTATGCGCCTCTAGAAGTATTGCAGCTAACTTTACTGTAGTATTATTCAGAATTGCTCAACAAGCTGGCATTAATGTTCTTACCCTATTAGATCAGATACAAGGCAGCAATAATAAGCTTTCAATGAATCAAGTTTTATGTTATTACCTAAACAGTGTGAAATCAAAAACATCTTTATATGGTATAGGAATAGTTCCATTAGCTAATCAACCTGTTGCAAGAAATGTAGTACAGTGATATGGCAAAGTATGCACAGGGTATTTTTACGCCAAAATTTTCGCAAAAGTATGTAGGTAAACACGCTCCCCGATATAGATCAGGATGGGAACAAGTGTTTATGCGTTTCTGTGATGAAAATGATAGTGTTTTATATTGGGCCAGTGAAGCAATGGCAATTCCGTATAAAAATCCATTTACAGGTAAAAACACTGTTTATATCCCTGATTTCTTTGTAGTGTATCAAAATAAGTTCGGCCAGCAATTGGCTGAAGTAATCGAAATAAAACCTAAAAAGCAAAGCATAGTAGAAAGTAAAGCTTCAAATAGAGACAAGATGGTTGTTGCTTTAAATCATATTAAGTGGGCCGCAGCTACAGCATATTGCAAGCAGCAAGGATATAAGTTCCGCGTAATTAATGAAGATCAGATTTTCCACACTGGAAAAAAGTAAAATAAATACATATTATGACACGCAAGCTCCAAGAATTATTTGAGATGGCTCAAGACTCATCCGACGAAATGGGTGTTGAGTTACCTGAAAACACATTAGAAATAACTGAACAAACACTTAACAATATAGAAAAAATAAATAATGCATTACCTCAAGTTAGAGGGTTAGAAGCAGCAGATATTGAGATTGATGATTTAGCTAATCTAGCTACAAGCAGTTATAAAGACCTAATGGATCTTGGCATGCAAGTGGATAGCAGGTATAGCAGTGAAATCTTTAGTGTTGCTAGCAATATGTTAGGACATGCTATTACTGCTAAAACTGCAAAGATGACAAAGAAATTAAAGATGATTGAGCTACAATTAAAGCAAGCTCAATTGGAAGATAAGTTAAGTAAGAAAGAAAAAGAATTAGATGCAACTCCAGTTGGGTTAGGACAAGCATTAGATCGTAATGAATTGCTTAAAATGCTCCTAGCTAAAAATGAAAAAGAATGATAAATATTTGATACGGGAAAATTTTTATGAAGAAGAGTTTCAAGCACTATATTGCGGAATCGGTAAGAACTTACAATTATACCATTAAAATTGCAGGGGAAGTCGATAAGAACTTCTTAGACCTTTTTAAGTATAATCTTAAGAAGTTTGACCCAGTTGAAATGAGTGAACCTAAAAGCACTCCAGTTCAGAAATCTCCATATGGATTCCCCGGATTATCGAATCAACCAATTACTATTATTAAAGCACAATTCAGATATCCTGCAACTGAACCAATGATTCAACAAATGGCACAAATGTTAGGATATAATGTAAATATGGTACGTGTTATTGATACTAAGTATGATGACAGCACGGATCATGAAGCCGAGCAGTTTGAAAATCAAATGGAAGAAAGTCCGTTATTAACTCATGAGCAAATGGCTGATAACGGCAAAGAAGCAAGTAAAGAATACTCTAGATCATACTTAGATAGTATTAAAAAACAAGCACAAGATTCTAAAATGGACATCCCTTACGATGCAAAGCGCACACCAGATGCGTTTGATCCATTCAAGCCATACACTGATGACAAGAGTAAAGGGATCAAGAGTCCTATGTCACACATGACTAGAGTAGCTAAGCCCAAGACAGGCGGAATTAGAGGATAATTAGCAATGGATATTAAGAAAATTCTCCAACAAATCGACAAAGTTAATGAAGGGTCTTGGGATAACGAAGACGGTCCTGACTATGATGATGACGGATTTAATTACAATCGTTTTGCACGTAAAGGCAGCGCATTACACACTGCCTCTGAAAATGATCCTAGAGATCAAGAATGCCCCACATGTGGTGAGGAGAACGTATTAACTCGTCGAGATGTAGCAAGGGGTTATCAGTGTGATGATTGTGCTGATCGTGCAGAAGGAAAGATTCAATATGAAAGCAAGAAGCCTTCATTAAAAGATTACTTTCATAAGATAGATGAAGATACTACTTCCGGGATGAAGCCTTTACCTATGCTTGATCCTAAGAAACAACAAGTTGGTGCAGCAGTTATTACATCAACAAACCCTACTATTCAAAAAATATTAAAAAATCTTACACCGCAGGATGTGCAAGTAATACAAACTATGACTAAGACGGGTCAACCGAACCAATCGGGTACTCAAACTACTGGTACAAATACTAGCACAAGTGCAGGTTCAATGCAACCAATGAAAGAAGCATCTGATTCTGAGCCAACTGTGAATGGTAAAGTAGTTGATGTATATAGTTTAGACTTTGAGGATATAGATACTAAAGACTATCCTGACTTTGCTGATGCATATGTAGTATCCGGTTCATTTGAAGATGGCAGTAAAATGTCTGATGCTGATTTAGAAAAATTTCAAGATGAGCATAGAGATTTAGTGCATAGATTAATTCATGACAGAATATATGAAGGATCTATTTCTAAAATAGCTAGAAACAAAAATAAGATCGATGAAATATCGAAAGCAAAAGTACTCAAGCATATCAAAGCCGCAGATAAAAAAGCAGTAGAATTGGGCAAGCAAGGCATGGAAAAGTATAAGCAGGGTGATCGTGAAGGCGGCGCCGATGACTTAGCTAAGTCTGGCAAGTACTATAAGATGTCAAGTCCTCACACAGGTTTAGGACATAAAAAATTAGCTGGTGTAGGTGTTAAAGTACCAGCAACTGGTGCAGAACCAGTAGAAGTACAATATGTAATTACTAAAATAGGTAGAACACCAGGCAAGAAGTCTGGTCTTGGTGGTCAAACTATTCAAGGGGTAACAATCAAAGACGTTTATACTGACAAAGCAGAAGCAGAAAAACATGCCAAGCACCTCAGTAAATATAATCCTGCAGGATATGAAGTAATCAGAGTAGTTGAGCAAGAAGAAAGCGGCGACGAAGGTGTGGCGGAAGGCTCTAAAAAGATTCCTGCAAGCAACAAGCCAGTAAAGCCAGAAGATTTATTAGTATCATTAAAAGATGTTCCTGTAAAGAAACCGCGTGGTCATAAGCAATACGATCCTGCTATAGAATTCCCCGGAGTGAAGGCATTTCAAAAGAAAGGCATAGCTGAAGCTGGATCTGTGCATCTTGTTGGTAAATATAAGAAGGATGGGGTGACTTATCATCTCTTTCAGGATCTCAAAGACGGCGGGTATTCTCACCATCTGACAAAGCTAGTGAATGGAAAGAATGTAAGAGCAAAAAACTACGCAGGATATTCAATGCCCGAAGCACAAGCTGATCTGATCAGAAGAGGGTTTGGATCAAACTTACTCAAAGTTACAAAAAATGAAGCCGAAATTCCATCTGATCAGGTGGATATGGGAGCAGGATTAGGCGCAGGGCGCAGCAATATAGTATTGGAGTCAAATATGAAAAAAACATGCGAAGCAGCTTACCACGAAGGTAAATCACACGGATTAGGCGGTCATGCATATACATG